GCCAAAAGCCGCGATTGCCAGAGGGCCAAGTATTCCGGCCCCGGCTGATAATGCCGATCCGACACTGCTGACGAATCCGCTACCCGCCGCCGTGCCTGCTCCCGTTATGCTCGAAGTGATACTGCTGAAAACACCTTTTATTGCGGTTCCGATGCTACCAAGCCCGGACATAATCGAGGAACCTATGCCGCCTGCCGCTGTGCCGCCTGTTGCGCCTCCGGTAATCGTGCTGATAGCAGAAGAAATTGCAGAAGTTATGCCTCCTTTTTCGCCTCCACCGCCAGTAAATATTTTGCTAAATATTCCGCTGATGATCGATCCGATATCTAAACCGCCTCCACCGCCTGCGCCCGGAATCAATTTACCGAAAATTGCATCCCATGTTGCTTGCGCCGCAATCTTTGCAAGCATTTGCAGAAACATAGTTTCAATAGTGTCGATGAAGTCTTTAAATGTCTTGATAGTGGATTTGCCAGTAAACAAATCCGACCACATTGTTTCCCAACTTCCTTTGACTCCATCGATAAATCCTTCAATAGACTCTTTTAAAGTATCTGTCGATTCGGCTAATTCTGTTGATGCTTCATCTGCTTTATATAAACTTCCATTAAGTTTATCGATTTGCTCGTAATAAGTCTCTGCTGTTATTGATCCATTATGAAACATCTCATCAAGCAACATATTTTTTTCAGCAAGAGTATCAGTTTGCACTTGCGCTTTCTTTAATGAATCAACAAAACTTGCTAATTCTTTATCGTAGTCCGTTAAAGTTTCGGTTCCGCTTTTCTGTTCTGTTGTAAGTTCTTTAATTCTTTCTTTAACGATTTCGAGTTGTTTTTTTAATTTTTCTAGATTTTCTTGATGCTCTAATAATTCTGTATTAGCAACTGCAACAACACTGTTTTGATCTTCAAATGCTTTTTCAGATTCGACAATAGCAGTTTGCAATCCTGCCGCCGCTTTAATTGTGTCCTCAAGTGAGCCTTGATGACCCTGCATCGCTTCTCTCGCACCTTGAGCATTTTTTTCAACTTCTTCTAATGCCTCTGTAAGAAAATCAATTTCTTCAGTTGTATCTGCTATAGATTTAGATAAATCGATTTGCAATTTTTCTAATTCATCTAATTCAAGAGCATTTATTTCATTTCGCAATTTACTTATTGCTTGCTCTTGTTCTGATATAGATTCAGTTGTTTTATCAACATCATCTTTAAACATTAAAAATGCTGTTGCCGCAATAGATAAAATTCCTGGAATTCCACCAAGCATTCCAGATAATGCAACCCCTAAACCTCTAACTGTAATTGTTGTCGTTGCAACTACTGCCCGGAATCCTGCAATTAAAGTTGTTATGGTTCTGAGTAAATAAAGTTCTGCCGCCGCAAGCGCAACAAACTTTATTTCGGTTGACCAATCTTTAATGAATTGGATTCCTCCTTTAAGAGCGTCAACCGTATCTGTTAGCAACGGCAATAAAGTAGGCAAGGCTTCATTTGCCAATCCTTGTATTGCGCCTGTCAGGTTAGTCATTTCATCGTTAAAGTTAGCCGCCGCTGTAGCGGTTTCTTTGCTGATGGTTAAGCCTAACTGTCTTGCTTCATCGCGCACCTTTTTAATGCCTTCTGCGCCGCCTTGCATCGTTTGAATCAAAGCAACGCCTTCAGAGTCAAACAATTTCATAGCCAAGCGAACCCGATCCGATTCACTTGTAAGACCCATCAACGCATCCGCAACGACTTCAAATTTCTGATCTAGCGGGAGTTTGTTTAACTCAGAGGCATCTAAACCAAGTTCACGAAGCGCGCCCTTTGCTTCACCGAAACCACCTGCGGCTTCAGCAACGCGACGTGTTAATCGTTGCATACCCATCGTAAGCGTTTCAAAGGTAACGCCTCCGATATTTGCGACGTGTTCGTATTCAGAAAGAGCCGAAACGCCTATATCTAGACGCTTGGAAAGTTTGTCGAGACGGTCAGCGGCGTTAATGGTTTGTTTTACAAATCCACCAATACCCGCCGCACCCGCCGCGAAGATGAAACGCTTGGCTAAACCTTTGAGCGCATCGCTAGTGCGATTGAGATTATTGTCAACAGACTTAAACGCTTTTTGCGTTTTATCATGTGCAACTATATTGATTGTTGCGTCAGCAACTGCCATTAGCGTCTAATCTCTTTTTGTTGAGCCACCCACTCGAACCAACAAGCCCAGTAGGTTAACTCGTCCGTTGTCATTGTTTCGGTCAGTTCCCCGACCGTTTTGTGCAAATGCTCGGCGAGTCTAAATATCAGGATGATTTCTTCGTCGCCGCTTCTGAGTTTTTTCTTGCGTCCTCCACGGTTGTTTCTGGTTCTTCGTTCATGGCGTTAATCACGCGAACGATTACGTCGGGATCGACTGACTCCATCAATGCTTTCTTATCATTGTTGTTAAACAGTTTTTTCCCATCGCCATCAAGCGCCCGGATAATCAAAGTCTCGACCAGTGACTCAAGCGAGCCGTCGTTGACGTATTTGAAAATCCGGTTCCGTTGAGCAAGCGTCGTCGGCTTGAAGTAGATGGTGGAATCCCATTCGGAAACCACCACCGACCCCATAGGCGCGACGAGTTTATCCCGCCAGTGTGTTTTCGCTCTAGCGAGAAGTTCAGCACCGTTTGACATTTAATCTCTCCTATCGGTTAGGGCGCGGTTCCCCAAGTTACGCCGCCAGTTACTTGAAAGCCGAATGAACGCTCGATGATGTCGCCCATATCGACGCTGACGCCCACGCTGTTAATCAGCGCAGTCATCGTCGCATAGGTGTCACCGGTGTCCGCTCCTTCGGGGTACAGATTCAGCGTGACACTTGAACCAATCGTCATTGCTTCTTGACCGGTTGTGTCGGTCTCATCCCAATGGCAAGTGATCGTGCCGCTCGCGTCCGTCATGCCGACGAGATACGTCTTGGAGGAATCCCCCATTGCGCTATCTTCGACCGTATCAGCAGACTCGTCCAGAGACCAGTTTTTGATTTCGGCAACCGTATTCGCCCCGACTTTACAGGTGCCGTCTTTTCCGTGATGTGTTGCCATTTAACTTATTCCTCGTCGCTTGGCTTGTTGATGATAGGCTCTGGCTTTGCAACCTTTGCCCGTGCTACTGGCTTGCCACGATGTTTCCATCCTTTGGCTTCCATTTCTCTCTCTTTGGCAGGATGGACAATAACCACCGTACCTTTGAGTTCCATTTCAATCGGTTTAACCATTAAGTCGCTCCTTGCGTGAAGTCGTAGGTAACTCGGACAGTGACCCGAATACCACCGACCGGGAATAAAAGCCCTTCATCAGTTTCGACCAAAACGGTCTCCGTGTTGAGGGCGTTGCCGCCGCGAGTTCTGTCTGCGTCCAGTGCTTCCTCGATGCCTTCAATAAGTTCGTTTCTGGAAGTGTCGATGCCTGACCCTTTGACATAACCCACGATGACATAATCAATCGTTCCCTGACGAGTGGTATTACCCATCGTCGTATCTTCTCGCGTTTCTGCGCTTGTCGATATCCAACAAGACGGAAACTGCTGATCCGATAATTCGTCCGCTTGAAAAGGATCACGGGTGATCTTCTTCAGCGTTGGAGATGACATTGCATCAAGCACTGTCACAATGTTTGCGGCAATGTCTTCTCGTTTGCTCATGCTCTAGCAATATTAAGTTGCTTAATAAATGAATTTCTAAAAGTCTTTATTACTAAAGGTTCTTCATTTGTTGCAATATCAAACCATTCTCGTTTTGGCAAGTTGCCCCTACCTTTGTGATGCCACATTGCCTTACGCGCTTCTTCTATATCTGGAATATAAACCTGAGATAAAAAAGGATTTTTTGATCTTACTTTTATTGCGGCCATCATATTGCCAGTATCAATAAGATCAACAATTCCTGTTTGTCTTGTTTTTTTTGTTCTTGATTTTATAGTTCTCTTTGCGTAAGGAACAAATGAACCGCCTGCGCTAGACCTTCCTGATTTAGTTCTGTTTGCAATTTTTTGATTAACAAAAAATGCGGTTTGCAATATTGCCGTCTTGGATGCTTTCTCAATCTTTCGAGGGAAGCGTTTAATCATCTCCTTGATTTCTTTGTCATCAAGCGAGACGCTTACATTCATCTTTGCAATCGTCCAAAGTGCAGTGGTTGCTTCTCCGATGTGACTATTGAACCATCCTCATCGGAATCGTATTCAATTCCATCCTTCAAAACTTTGTCGATCTCATCGTCATACGCGGATCGGTAAAACTTCATCATTTGCTGATAGCGATCTTCGCCGCCATCGGCTTCCCATCGAGTTAATTGCGGCAGGGCGTACCAACCGAGAACCCGATAAGCGGCGGCTCTGGTGAACTGTGATTCGGTCAGGAGGCTTGCATTCATCTCCCCGCTGATATTGCGGAAAGGCCACCATCTGATTCGCAGTTCCCGCTCGATATCCGCTTGCGCTTTCGCGTGTTCGTCGGTAAATGCGCTGATGCCGTAAGTCAGGATATCCGGTTGCAGTTCAACCAGATCGCTGTCTGCGCTCATTGCCATTCGTTAAATCCCCGAAGGGGCGGGGCGCGGTGTCAGTGTTTCCGCACCCCGCGTTTTAGTTGGGTTTAGAGACCCGCGTCGAAGTACATCTCGATGCCGTAGTTGTCTTTCAACTCAGCAACGCCGTAACAGGCCGTGGCGTTGAGTTCCCAACCGCGAATGGACGCATCGCGCTGTGGCTCGATGTTCACATCCCACTTGATCGCCAGGCCAAGCGCCTGCGGCACGAACACCGCGCCTTTGGCATCACCAGAACCGTCGATGGTGATATTCGCAGACTCGAACATATCCACACCGGCAAGCGTTCCGACGTAGCCGTTACGCATGGCTTCGTTCTGGAGGTCGCCACCGTTCGGGTTGGCGAAGGTGTTGGTCAGGTTGGCTTTTAGGTTGTAGACCTGATAGGGATGAAGGACAGCGTACTTGCGGCCCGGTGCTTTCGCGTTGTCCAACTGAGCGGCGGCATTGAAGATATGCGCGGCGGTCAGTTCGGTAGTGGTGGCTCCCAGAGAGGCCGAGAAGCCATCAAAGAGGGCGATGAGGTCTTGGTCCATCTTCTTGGCAACGGCTTCGCCAAGCACTCGACCGAGGTCGGCGGCGATGTCGCGGGAAGAAGAACGAGCGGCCAGATCGGTCAGAACGGCCTGCACACCCACTTCGCCTGCGGTAATCGTGGCGCTTGAGGTAGAAACAGCC